GAGCCGCTACGATGGCCACCCACTGGAGCGTTCCACCACGACGAACGAGCATCGTCTCATCTGCGGTCGCCTGCACTGCCTGTGCGGCTCCCGATCCGTTGAATGCAGCGACGCTCGTGTTGCTGCCAGTATGCCCGCTCGAGGTCCATCCGAGCGAGGACAGGGCAGAGTGAGCAGGAACGGCCGGTGTGCCGTGGGTGTGGTCCCCTCGGGCGTAGTCCGTCGAGGTTCCCACGGCCGGGCTCTGCCCGAAAGAGGTCTCGCTCACCACCGACGATGCCGGCGTGCCACCGCCGCCGCCGCCGCCCGAGGCCGCGACCGTGACTGTCAGCACCTCGCCCGTGAGGCTCTCGGAGATCGTGACGTTCGTTCCGGCTACCAGCTGCGCCACGCGGGCGAACTGTCCGGTGCTGTTCCTCGTGAGTGGTACGCGCGCCATTAGGCCCCCGCCTCGATGTATCGCAGCGTGAACGTGACCGTGCCGTCCTCGCCCCAGGTGACTCCCTCGATCATCATCATCTGATCTTGTGCGGCGATCTCCATGTCGGTCAACGTCACGAGGTCCCCACGGCGCAGCCATCCGTACCGCTGCGGCGCGACATACTGCACCATGCGGGACGGCTGCCCGTAGCGCGCGGCCTGTGCCACGAGAACCTTAGTTGCGGTGATGGCGTCGTGGACGACGGTCGTCTCGACAACCTTGCGCCGTAGACCGTACCGAGAGACGGGACCGATGAGCTGCTTGATCGCGACCCTAAACGGGTCGGCGACGTGGACCTCGCCCGTGATGCGCCTCGAGGACCGATAGCCGCCGGTCTGCGGGTCCCACGTGTAGCGAAGCTCGACGTAGGTGGCGACCTCGTCGGAGCCTTCGTAGCTGATGCGCCCCACCCGCTCGAGGCTCGGGTCCACGTCGGTGGATAGCGCGGCGATGGCCTGCGTCGCGTCCGGGTAGACCGGCCATAGGTACGGGTAGACGCCGCCGGGGCCTGCCGACATGGCGAAGGGAAAGACTGCCGAGAGGACCTCGGTCATGTACTCGCCGAGCGCCACGGGTTCGTCGATGTAGCCCGAGGTCGCGTATTGATTGAGGCCGGTGCGCGCCCCGTCGACCCGCGACCAATCAACCCGGAGCGCCGAGCGCCGAAGCACGTGGGCGATCAGGTCGCCAGCGCCACGGATGGCCTGCGCGCTCTCGTCCACGAGGGCCGCGCCGTTGTTCCAGATGACGAACAGGTCATCCGTTAGCACAAGCGACGACGTGCTCGTGTCCACGACCACCCACGCCACGACGGGGATCCCGCGCGTGACGCCGAAGTACTCGCGAACGTCCTCGTAGTACACCACGAACGTCTCCGTGGTGCCGGCGCTGTCGATGATGTCGACGCTGAACGCCTCGACGTAGTGACACGCGACCGCGAGGTAGACCAGACTTCCGACCGTCCCGATGATCGGCGCGGGGCTCCCGGCCGACACGCCATCCCCAGGTGTCCCCCACACCATCGGCACGATCACGCCAGCGTCACCCGCCGTCGCGGCCGGGTTCCCGCTCACAGCCTCGGCCAGCCATGACGCGATCGTGATGGGCTCGAGAGGGAGCGTCGTCTGATCGTCGGCGACCATCTCCTCGAGGCTGCAGGTCACAGGCTCCCACTCAGCGCCGTACTCCGGGTCGACCAGCTTTCCACGCACGATCACGCGACGCTCGTCCCACTCGGTACCCGCCGCCCACTGCGAGAGCTCGCCCACGGCCCCGTCGAGGGCGTGGCCCTCGGCGATCAGGCCGGGCACGTCAAGGGGGAGGATGAACGAGAGCGGCACCGAGAGGCGCGGGCTCTCGACGCTCCAGATCTCAAGCGCCTCCTCGACCTGCGGCGCGTCGATAAGGTCGGGCGTCGTCGTGACGCTGCCAGCTCCGTCCACGATGTAGAGCCCATCAGTCGACAGGTGGAACGTGCCGCCTGCCCACGTGATCGAGAGCACCCAATAGAGCTCTTCCCGCAGCTGCGCCTCGGTCCACCGGTCGGTCATACCTCCTCCTCAAGACGGATCGACGAGGTCCGCACCACCTCTCCAGTCGCTCCGTCAGCGGAGAGCCACTCCTCGCCTTGCACCGTCTCGATGCTCACGTCGGACACGATGCGCCCGAAGAGCATGAGGTCAGGGTGGCTCGCCTGGTAGACCGTGCCGAGAGCCTTACGCTCGATCCACGGCAGGTAGACGACCGGCGTCGCGCTGCCGTAGAGCTCGCGAACCAGACCATCCATCGAGAGCGGCGCATCGTACCAGGTCGCCGCGGCCTCTCCACCACCAGAGGCCGCGGCGAGCACGTAGTCGGCCGGCGTCCCTGTCCGCACTGCCGACACGTCGGTGCCATCCGTCCACCCAAACTCAACCGACCGACGAGCCGGCCCAAAGTTCTGCGCCCGACGAGCACCCGAGCGCCCGGTTGTTAGCGTCGTGTTCGCCGCCGTCTGCATCGTGCGGCCCCAGCTGTAGCGCCGGCCGAACGCCATCACGTGCCCGAGGACCAGCGTCCCGATCTCGAAGTAGCTCTCGACCGTGTGCTGTGCCGGGATCGTCAGTCGGTAGGCATTGTACCTGGGGTCATTGTTCCAGACGAGGACGCCGCTGCGGTGCACGATCGCGCCGCTGGTCCCGCTCGATCCGAGGCCCGAGGTATTTGCGACCTCGAGGCGCAGCTTGCGCCCCGCGAGGTTGGTCCACCCGCCCTCGCTGCTCGAGGAGATGGCCTTCGCTGTGAGCCCTGCCGCTGCCGTCGTGTCGGGCACGAAGCGGGCGCCCCGCAGGATGCCGTTCGCCCAGAAGTAGCCGGCCGAGGTCGCTGCCGTCGTGTCGGGCTCGATCATCGTGCCGGCGCGTGTCCACCGCAGGGGCGCGCTGGAGGCGCTCATGTCGATCGTGCCGATAGTCACGAACGCACCGGCACCGTTGCGACCCTCGAGGGTCGCCGTGCGGAAGTTGCACCCGCCGAGGTAGAGCGCGCCGAGAGGACCGCGCAGCGGCGTCACCGCACCCGCGCCTGTTTCGATGACCCACGTAAGAATCTGCTGCGTCGCGGCGGTCGAGCGCCACGTCTGACGCGGCGAGGGAGCCACGCTCGCTAGGACATTCTCTACGGCGTAGTCGTGTCTCGGTGTGATCGTCCACTCGTCGCCAACGAGCGTCGGGCCAGCCACCGCGCGCGCCGACATCCCAAAGGCCAGCAGCTGCGGGTACGCCGAGAAGGGGCGACCCGGCAGATCGGTGGGGAGCGTGAGATTGTAGACCGATGAGACGCCGGCCACGGCCTGCCAGCCTACGCCGTACCAGTTCGACTCGGCCGCGTTCGCCTGGTTGAACTGTCCCCACGTGATCGATGTTGCCGCGGCCGTCACACCGGCATCGGACACCGTCGACACGTTGCAGATGCGCGTCGCGGGGCGCAACGTGGCGAGCCCGCCGGCAGAGGTCGACAGGTACACGACGGCGTTACACCCGGTCGCGCCGTTGTTCTCGAGAAAGGCACGGACGTGGATCTTGATGCCTGCCGTGACCGTCGTCGTGGCGAGGGTCGCGCCGCCGTTGCTGTCCAGCACGTCCACGGTCGTGCCCGAGTAGCGCACGCGGATGCCGTAGGTATTCGTGCCGTTGCTCGACGCGAGGCGCAGCTCGCTCCGCTGCGTGATCGCAGCCCACTCGGCGAACGCCGCCACCGTGTGGTTCGCCGTCAGCGCCGGGCCGGCCTGCGTGTACGTGTTGACCGCCGCGCCCGGTACCTGCAGGTTGAGGTAGCCGCCAGCGTTAAGCGCCACGACGGGGATACCGGCAGTCGCCAGCGTCCACCCTGCTGAGTCCGGAAGCCAATAGGGGAGCCACGTCAGACGCGACCCGAGCAGCACGTCGGATCGGGCCTCGCTCGCGGGCGACCACGGCATACCCGCCGTTGTGTACCCGGCGATTGCCGTGCATCCGATCTGTCCGGGCCATGTCGCCGAGTCCCACTGCGAAACGAGACGAAGCGTGCCATTGTACGCGCTGACTGTGCCGCCCACCCACTCGTTCCCGGTGCCGGCGAAGAGCGGCACATTCGGGACCGTCGCCGACTGAAAGCCGACCTCGGTCCACGTCGTGAAGATCTCCGTCGTGCTGCGCGCGATCTGGGTCTGCTGGTTCGTGACGAAGTCGATCGCCAGGACGTACACGGTCCCGTCGTCGTCGCGCGTGGCGCAGAGCTCCGTGGATGCGGAGAGCTGCCCGCCCGCGCTAAGGCTCGCCGAGGGCGCCGAGAGCGCCGAGAGCGTCGTGGTGACCACCGTCTGCCACGCGACCCACGCCGAAGGGAGCACCTTGTAGAGCACGGCCGAGTTGGCGCCGTAGGTGGTGCGGGAGCTCGCGCAGAAGACGGCGAGGAACGATCCCGAAGGCGTCACCACGAGGTCATGCACGCCGCCCGTGTAGTCATTGGCTGCGGTCGTGTTGTCGACCGCTTGCACGAGCGCGAACGACGCGCCCTCGTCGGACGATGCGTACTGCCGGAAGGAGTCTGCAACGGTTGCCGTCGTGTCGCGAAAGGCGAGCATCATCAGGACCTGACCCGCCGAGTACGCCGCGCGCAGACGCCGAGGCGGCGTGGCGGTCCCGTCGAGCTCGTCGCGGATCGTGCTGTCGGCGCTCTTCGTCCAGGTGGCGCCGTCGTCGGTGCTGACCCACGCGCGGATCGTGTACTGCCCCGCCGCAACGGTCTTCGTGGACAGAAGGAGCAAGCGCCCTTCGGGCAGACGCACGAGCGTCGGGCAGTACGCCACAAGGCCAATCGCCTGGGAGTCGATGACGATCGTTGTCGTCGTGGTCCCTACCGTGCGGAGCACCACGAGCGAGCGGATAGCGCCAGCAGACGTGAACCGCTGCGCCGCCGTGAGCATCGTCCCGTCGTCGGTGTGGATCGTGTGCAGGTTGCCGTACTGATTGGCAGCGCCACCCGACGCAAACGTGTGGAGCGGGCTCCACCCGGCGAACACGAGCGGACCATTCCAGCCGAGCCAATCGGTGCCGTTTGTCCGCAGCGCGAAGGCGCCGGGCTCGATCTCACCATCTGGCGACGACGACACGCCACCCGCTCGCACCGTGCGGATCGTGACCGTGCCGCTCGACATTTCGCCGCTTGACTCAAGGACCATAGACGAGGCGCTCGTGGGCACGGGTACGCCGGGATGTGCGCCCGCCTCAGAGTACGTCGAGAGCGTGTCAGAGAATGACGACGCGTTGATGCGCTCGTCATGTACGAGGATGCCGCGGAGAGCGTTGACCGTGATCGCGCTGCCCATCGTTACCCCCTCTGTCCGAGCCTACGTCCTGCGTTTAACGCACGCGGGAGGGTGGCGTTCGTCCTCAAATGATCGCGCACGAAGTAGTCAAAGCTCTTGTGCTTGTACACGATCTGCACGGCGCCGCCGCTATGCCCGCCACTGATGCCAGCGTTGGCCTGACGGATCGCGTCGTCGCCGAGCATTGTGCGCCCCATCGGGTTGAGGACCGCCTCGCCTGCGCGCACCACGGCCATGCTCTCGTCGGGCTGCCCGATGAGCCCGCCTTTGTGGAACTTCGGCGTGGTTGCCTGCACGGTCGCCAGCTGCACCGCGCCGGCTGCGAGCGCCGCCGCAATGAATGGGATGTTCGCGGGAGGAGGCGCAACGAGCGCCGCCTGCGTCGCAGACGTTGCCGTGTTCACGATGATCTGCGCCATCTGCAGCGCCTTGTTGATCTCGAACTGCTTGCGCGCCTCGTCCTTCGCGTTCTTGACGCGCTCCTTCGCTTGTTCGCGCTCGTCGGCCGTGGCGTCCTTCCCAAGCGACTTGCGCGCGGCGACGGCCTCGGCGACGGCGTTCTCGCTCTGCGCCATGAAGTAGTCGCTGACGGCCGAGAGGTCGCTGAACAGCTGCGAGCTCTTGCTCTGTACGTTCTCGAAGAAGGCGTTGAGCGTCTCAAGCGAGAACGTCTCCTCCTGCGCCTCTTGGATCTGCTTGAGCTTCTTCTGGTAGTCATCGAAGGTGATCGTGCCGTCGCGCATCGCCTGCGTGACCTGTTCGGTCAGCGTGGCGAACTGCTCTTGACGCGTGGGGACCTCGGGCGGGATGAGCGCCTCAAACGCCGCCTGCAGCTCGCCGGCCGCTGCTGCCTGCCGCTTGAGGTAGGCGTCGATCTCCTGGTCGTCCAGCTCGTCGAGCTGACGATCGAGTACACCAATAGCCGCCGTGATCGTTCCGAAAGCCTCGGGGTGCTTCTCCAGCTCTGCGCGCAGTTCGCGCTGCTGCTTGAAGATGCGGCCGGTCTGGTCGAGCTGCGAGTCGAGGATGCTGCGCGCTTTCGAGATAACGCCGTCTAGTTCGCGCTGCTTCTCTGCCTCGACCTCAAGCGCCGCGGCATGCGCCCGCGATGCCTTCTCGCGTGCGGCCTTTGCGTCGGCCTCACGCTTATCGTTGCGGGCGACTTGATCGATGGCCTCGGCCTCGAGGCGCATGAACTCGATACTGTCCTCGGTCGATGCGTTGACCTCTTCGAGACGCGCACGACGGCGAGCCTGAGCGGCGTTGATCGCCTCGATCTCGGGGCCGAGCGTTGCGAGCTTCGCGACCTCTTCCTCGGTCGCCTTTCCGAGAAGGATACGCGTGGTGATCGCATCCTGTTCGACCTTTCGCAGAGCGAGGAACTCGTCGGCGCTTGCAATCTGCGCCCTCGTGGCCTCCATCTGCGCGTCGGCCTCTGCGCGGAGAGCCTCGCCGCGCTTGCGAGCAGTCTGCGCCGCAAGCGACTCTAGACCTGTCGCGATCCGCACGTAATCGTTCACGCCAGAGAGGCTTGTCGCGAACTTCGTGTTCGCAGCCTCGGCAGCGGCGGTCGCCGCCTCGTACTTCTTGAGTGCTGCAGCGGTTGCCTCCGCCCGGCGCTGCTCCTCGACAATGAGCTCGCCGATCGGAGCCAGCCCGGCAGCGAAGAGCGCGAGCGTAGCCGTCAGCGGGAGCAGCACAGTCCCGAAGCCCTCGAACGCCAGCGCACCCACCTCGCCCACGTCCGCGAGGTCGGCCACGTTGCGCGCACTGTCGCCGAGCGCCGGCCCCAGCATCGACAGAGCGCCCGCCAGTTTGCCCGCAGAGGAGCCTACGGTCCCGAAGCGATCTCCGACCTTGCCCACGTCCGCAGCCGCCTCACGCGCGCTCTCAGAGGCGCTAGCCATCGCCCGCTTGCTGGCATCGGCCGCGGCCTTCGCCGCTCGCTCGCTCGCGCGGATGCTCTTGTTGAGCTCCGCGGTCATCAGCCTCGCCTGTTCTGCGGTAATGCCCTTGATGCTCTCGAGCTGCTGGCGCAGTCCCTGAAGGTTCGCATCAACGGTAAGTTCTACGGTAGCCATCGGTCCCCCTACGCCGCGAGCCGGCGCGCTGCGGCCTGTAGTGCCTTGTCGATCTGCGGGAGGCGCTGCTTGACCAGCTTCTTGCCGTAGTCAAGCACTACAATCTTCCAGACGTTCTTCCCGTCGCGTGGGCGTGCGCTTTCGGTGTTGATGCGGAACACGCCGATGGGACGCCGGGTGCGCGTGTACCGCTCGACCGTGTAGCCCTCGGGGATGGTCCCCGTGTTGCGGTACTGCTGCATGATGCTCGAGAACTCCTCGCCATCGACGCGACGACCGAGGCGCGAGAACGGACCAGGGCGATGGACGTAGTACGTCGCCTTCGTGTTCGAGAACACGATGCCCCTCAAGTGCGTCGGCGTGATCCGCATCTCGTAGTCGATACCGTCGCCGGTCTTGCCCGTGCGGCGCGTGACGTTCTGATACCATTCGGAGCGCGCGTAGTCGGTCACGTCCGACGCGATGCTCTCGACCTCACGCTTGATCTCGGCGTAGGTCGTGGAGATCATGCGGTCGAGCGCGGCCTCGAGCTCTGGCCCGATGGATACGGATGCGCGCCCGACCGTGATCTTCTTACCCGCCACCTAGCCCCCAGAAGGCTCGCGCCTCGGGGGACATACTATCACCTTCGCGCGGCTTCCCGCGTTGAGGCTTCGGCGGCGGCGTGTGCTTGACGCGCCACCACGCGAGGACGCGCTCTTGCTGGTCGCGTGTCCACCCATAGAACGCGTCGGGGTCGCCGCAGAACGTCAGACCGATCTCGAGGGCTACGGCGTCGAGGGCTCCGTCTGCGGATCGGTAAAACCCGCGACGGTCGCGACCTCTGGCTCGCGCGGGATCGCCTCGATCACGAGGTCGAGGGCTTCCTTCCCGGCCGTGTAGATCTCGGCCTCGGTCACACCCAGGGCGACCAGCTCGTCCACGACGGCGCCGCCGTAGGCGAGCATGTCGTACTTGCACCCGGAGAGGCTGGCCTTGAGGGCCTTCCCCGTCCAGCACACGCCGAGAGCAGCGCCGAGCCCGCGGAGGGCCGACGTCCCCACCGCGATCGTGACCTCGCGCGCCGCCATAAACGACGTGGGCTTCTTGAGCGTGACCTTGTGCTTCCCGAGCTTGACTTCCATTCCTTCCTCCTTCAGACGTGAAACGCCCCCCGCACCATGTAGCACGGGGGGCGTCGGGCATGGGATGCTATCCCGTGCGGGGTTAGGTCGCCGTGATCGAGCCGTAGCAAGTCCCGTTCAACGTGAACGTGTTGGGGTCACCTTCCGCAAAGTCGATGGAGATGCGGTTGCCGGTGAGGGTCAGGGTGTGATCCGTGGCCTCCCCGAGCGTGGTTCCCTCGATCACAATGAGGCAGTCGAGGCCGTAGGCATCGCTGTTCGTGATCGTGCTGATAGCCGCCGCGAAGGTGCCGGTCTTGTTGACGGCGTCCCACAGCGTCTTCGAGACGGAGTCAGAGAGCTCCGTCATATGCGCCGAGAAGGACCACGTGGGGAAGGTCTGCGACGTGAGACGCACCGTGCCCAGAGAGCCGCGGTCGAGGTACGTCGTCACCTCGGTGTTCGAGTTCGCCGACAGACCCGAGATGGAGAAGTCTCCAGCCTCGAACTCGACCGTGATCGCGATCGGGGTGCCGGTCCCGTCCTTGAGGACGATCATGCCGTCGCGAAAGTTCTTGACGATGGGAAGAGCCATGAGAACCCCCTACTGAAGCGGAAGCGTGTGAACGATGCGGAACGTTATCACACCGACGACCCATTCGCCGAGTACCGACGTTTCGCGCGTGGTGCTGATGAGCTGCACTTTGTAGGACAGAGGCCAAGTGCTGTCATAGGCCATCAGGACGTTGACGACTGCGGCCTCTCCATCGAGGGCGTCATCGTAGGAGTCGCTCATGCCCTTCGGCGCGAGGCGCCAGGAGTAGCGCACCTCGAGCGTCGTCTCCACGAGGAGCCCCTCGGCAGGACGCCCACGGTAGGCGCGCAGGTCATCGGTCGAGGTGGGATGCACGGCGAACGCCTTGTGGGCGATGCTGTCAGCATCCCGCCCGAAGTTGTCGGGAGCCACGCGCGACTCCTTCCACCCGGTGAGCGTGAGGATCCGTGCGGTCACGTCCTCGCGCAGCTGCCTGACGGTCTTGCTGGCCATTAGTAGAAGCCACCGAAGCGCGGGTAGCCGCCGCGGCCATTGAGCCACACCGTCGAGGTGCCGCTCTTCTTCGTGTTCGGGTTGACCTTGTTCTCGTCGCTCTCGTCGTAGTTAAACCGGAGCTGGCCCCACGCCTCGGTGTAGGCGCGGCCGTAGTGCTCGGCGAGGGCCTGCCAGCGACCGCCCTCTCCGGCGCTCGTCTGAAAGTCGAGGAAGATGAGCTGGAGCGTCAGCGCGAGGTGCGCGTCACGCAGCGCGCTCGGCTGAATGATGAGGTACGGCCGGCGTCCCTGCGCCACGATGCGGTTCGTGAGCGTACCCCACGCTTCGTCCAGGTAGGACTGATACGAGGTCGTGCCCGTCGCGAGCAGCGCCGGGAGGTCGCTGTGGCGCTGGAACAAGTCCGCGTCGGTGATGACCGGGTAGAGCGTGCGACGGACGAGGGCGCCGTCGTTGCGGAACACGTTCTGCATCGTGGCGGTCATCTGGAGCGTCCACTCCAGAAGCCAGCCCTCTTCCAGCGCGAGCGACGTGGTCACCGTCCCGAGCAGCGCGTAGGTCGCCACGCTGCCCGTGATGGTAACGGCCGCGGCGTTGACCACGACCGTACCATCCGCACGGTAGACCGTGAGCGTGCCCGAGAGCGGCGCGACGAGCGCACCCGCACGGTAGACGGGACAGGTGAGATCCTGATTACGCCCACGCTCGATCGTCTCGCCAGAGCGAAACCGTGCCGTGTAGAGCGTCTCGCTGATGCTCATCGTGTCCCCCTGCCGTTACTTATCGCGTTCGCGTCGATCTGCCTTCTGCGCTTGCTGGCGCGCGACCTGCTCGGCGCGCTGCGGCGGCATGCCGCCCTCGACCAGCCGGCGCGTCATGGCTTCCTTCGCCGCTGCGATGTCCTTACGCTCTCCGCTCATGCCTTCGCCTTTGTGCTCTTGACGGGAGTATACATGCGCTCACGCGCTGCGCGCATGTCCTCGAGGCGCTTCTGCTCGACGGGGAGCGCCAGCGCGCTGCCGGGGTGCGTCGGCGCGCGGGTCTGGTGCTCGCTCACCACGCGCTCCTGACGCTCGATGATCACACCGATGAAATCGGGGTCGGGGATCTTGATCACGCCGTCCGCGACGAGACGACGGCAGAAGGCCCGGTAGCCCTCGGTGTCCACCGTCATGCGCGTCTGACCCGCGACGAGCTTCGGCTTCTCCCACTTCGACAGGAACACGGGACCGTTCGCGCCTGCGTACTGGATGCAGTACCCACCCGGCTCGACCTCCCACGGAATGATGGTCACGCCCTTCTTCCCGAGGTGGACCTCAGCGAGGGCCGTGTCGCCGTTCTTGTCCACCCGGTTGAGCCCGGGGATCGCGAGCATCTGCCCGAGGTCGGGAAGCCACTCGCCTTCCACGCACTGCCAGTGCGCCGGATGATGCGTGTACCACCATGCCGCGTTGCTCGGCAGGTTGAGCAGGGTTGCCATCCCCTGCGGACGAGACGCGGGCTGCGCCGCGAAGTTGCCACCGTCAGCCGTTCCGAAGTTCGCTGCCATCTGTTTCTCCTTACGCACGAAGGCGTGCCCGTACCATAAGCACGGACACGCCTCGGCGCTAGGCAGAGCCTAGCAGACCATCACAGGTCGGACAGGATGCCGACGCCCTTGAGGTCCTGGAGCTCCGCAACGCCGAGGAAGGCGCTGCCGACGACCTTGGTGAGACCCGAGGCCGCGTCACGCTCCCACTCGACCGCCACGGGGGCGCCGGCCGGGATGATGACGCCGCCAGCCGCCGCGATGGGCGCCGGGGTGCCGAGGGCGTAGGCGATGGCGCCGTTGCCGAGCATCATGCCGCGGTAGTCGGTGCCGCTTACAGACGGCACATACGAGGACAGGTGGACGTTGACGCCGAACAGCTTTCCACGGTAGCTCGTACCCAGCGCGTTTGTCTGCTCCTGGTTGGCGGGGAGGTACTGACCCGGGCCCGTCTCCGCGCGGAGGCTGGACATGAGGTCGTTGTACTGCTGCGGATGCAGGATCACGTCGTACTCGCCCATGACGCTCTGGAGCTGGAGCGCGAAGATCGCGGAGTAGAACGTGTCCGTGGTCATGTCCACGCCCGTGCTGCCGACCTGCGTCGAGAAGCCCGAGGACAACGCGCACGCCAGCTGATTGAAACGGCCGTTGAAGGCCGCGACCATCGCGTTGCTCAGGCCGTCGAGGTCGACGCCGCCGGGCACGGAGTTCGATACGCGCGCCAAGTCAGTAAGATCGTATCGGAGAGCTTGCCGAGCGACAACCACCGTCGCGGACGAGTTCGTGATCGAGGTGTTGCTGACGCTCACACCGTCGCCGGGGGCGCTCATGATGTCGGTGCCGTTGAGGCCGACCACAGGCACCTGGATGCTGTCGCTGCCGGTGCCGTTGATCGAGCCGACGTTGAGGAAGCAGGGCGCGTTGCGAAGGCTGCCGGTGTCGGCGAGCTTCATCACGATCGACTGATAGAGGACCGCGGCGACGCGGGAGAAGCCGTCGAGAGCGGCAAAATCGATGTTGGCCATGATGGCCTCCTAAAGAGGTTCGAGGTTGCCGCGCCTGTCGCTTTTTACGGGAGCTTGCCCCGAGCGCGTGGGGAGTGTCCCCACGGCTAGGGTATGCCTACGCGTGACAGAATGTCAAGGGGCCGAGAACGCTGCCTTGATCGCTGCCGCGTTCGCCTTGAACTCTGCGGGCGAGAGACGCATGATTGCCTCGGGCGTCCACGCGGTCGTAGCCGGCGGCGTCTGGGTGACCGTGCCGGCGTTGACCTTCGGCATCGCCGTGGTCACGGGTGCCGGAGGAGCTGCTGGGGCTGCTGGCGCGGTTTCAGGCAGGTAGGCCCGCACTGCCTTCGGGAGAGCGTCCTTGTTTCCGAGCCACTCCGCGAGCGGGGGACGGCCCTCGCTGGGGAGCCGGCTGTATGCATGCTGCACGTAGTCGATGCCCTCGGCGTCGGTGATGCCAGCCGCGGCGATCTCACGCTCGGTTCGGAGCGCCTCGCGCTCGGCCTTGCTCGCGGCCTTGACCTCCTCGATCTGCGCCCGGTACTTCTCGGCGCTCTCCGCGAGCGGGGTCAGCTCGCTGACGCGACCCTCGAGTTCCTTGACTCGCGCCACGAGCTGACGGATGCGGGCGCCCGCTCCGTTGTCGCTGGCTTCTGCCGTGGTCGTGGTCGTGGTCGTGGTTCCTTCCTCGGTCATTCTTCCTCCTCGCGTGCGGCTTGCACGCGCTCCCAGACTGCTAGTTGACGCTTCGCCCATGCACGGCCGGGGGCGCCTCCCCAGAGATCCCACGCGATGCGCCCGGCGCTCGGATACTGCGGATGACCTGGTCGAGCGGCTGGCGCCTCGAGGTCCACCTCGTGACGCTCGAAGTACGCAACCATGCGCTTGATCGTCTCGATGCTCACCACGTCGCGGCTCGCCAGTTGAGACGCACGACGCGCACCGACGAGCGTCCCGCCTCGGCCGTACTTGCGCCGGTTCTCGAGCCCGCGCTTCGCAACGGCGGCGACCTCGACGGGCGCTCGGAGTTCGAACCCCATCGCGCGCTCGTCGCGCAAGAAGCGCCGGTACACCTCGGGGTGTTCACGCTTGAGATAGTCGCGCTGACGCTCTGAGATGAACGGCATCAGGTCGTCGCCTCGTCTTCTTCCACGTCTTCGTGGATCTCGACCTCTGCCTCTACCTTCGGGCCGAGCCCGAGGTAGCCGCGCGCCTCGCGAAGGCTCTCGATGACTGCCGCGACGACGGCGGCGTTCGCCTCGTCCAGGTCGAGAGCGGCGAGGGCCTCCTCGGCCGCGTCGAGTTCCTCGGCGACTTCGTCCATCGCCTCCGCGTGAGCAGGGGATACATCGGGTGCGGCCGTCGCCGGCCGTCCTCCTGTTTCTCCTTCTTCAACGGCCGGCGGCGCGCTCTCCATCATGCGCGCCTCCGCGGCCTTCGCGAGCGTGATCTGCTCGAGGCGCGCGACGGCGTCCTCGTGGGTCATGCTGCCGAACAGCCGGAGCGCCTCGACCTTGTCCATAAGGCCAGCCTCCATCATCTCGAGCGCGTGGGTTCGCCGGCTCTGCATCTCCTCTGGCGAGAGCGGGATCTCCCGGTACATGACCGAGTAGCCGCCCTCGGGGAACTGCGACCCAGTCGCCCGGTTGAAGAGCGCCGCCGAGATCGCGACGAGGCGCTCGTCTGCGTCGCGCTGCTGAAGGATGTACTTCCTCTGCGCTGTCCGCTTACCCTCGGAGGACAGACTGATGGCGTACCCGCTCTTTGCGCTCCCGCTCGTGCGCTGGATCTCGCTCGGCGAGAGGCCGGCGTCGGTGGCGAGGCGATGCGCGATCGCGGCGATCGTCCCTTCGAGCTTCTCCACGTCGGCCGACGCGTTGAACTGTCCTACTTGCGGCTGTTGCTCCATCGCCGCATCGAGCATCAAGATCGTCGTCGGGTCTGTCACGACCTCGACGCGCTGCCCACGCGTGCCACCGTCCACCATGTCGGAGCCAGCCACTCGCACGCCAATCGCCCACCGCTGGGGGAACGATGCATCGCGAAGCGTGTGCGCGAGGAACGAGTAGTAAACCGCGAGGTTGAGCGAGCCTTCGTAAAGCTCGATGCCGTTGAACGCGTCGAAGAGTCGGTCGCCGTAGAGGCTCGCGTGGTAGAGCACGACCGGGAGGATCGGGGTGCCGTCCGCACGCCGGTAGGGGTACGCCTCGCCCGAGTAGGTGGCTCCGAGCACCTCGAGGGTCACGTCCTCGCCCATGCCGCCATCCTTCGCCACACGCACCGTGTACGAAGGGTTCGCCGGGTCGCGGATGTCCAGCACGTCCCAGAGCCACACGGCTTCCCCGCGGAAGTGACGCAGTCGGATCTCTGCGTACGCCAGGGGGACGGTCGGCCGGCTCGGGTCGGCCTCGGCGATCGTCATGTCCGGCGAGACGGGGCGGTAGGTAAGCCGATCGTCCTCGACATCGATTCGCATCCACATCTCGCGGAGCGCGATGACCATGCTCTGAAACCGTGCCATCTGCGGCCACAGCCCAGCGCGAGCGATCAGCCCATTCGACCCGCAGAGTGCATCGACTGCGCCGCCGGCCGTGTTGTGGGAAACGTCCGGGGGGGCATCGTAGAGCGTGGCCAGCTCGGTCGCCACGACCTTGAACGGGTTGCTCGAGATGTCGGGGATGCCCCACGCCTGACGGCGCGTGCTGCCGAGCTGCATCTGGAGACGGTCCTCGAGCAGACGCTGCCAGCGACCTTCCATCAGCGCACGGCGATGCCGGGTGTGTTCCCAGCGCGCCGCCTCGTCGGGGTTACTCGGCGCCGGCGGCTGCGGCATCTTCGTGTAAGCGTACATGGACCCCCCACTAGCCTAGTCTTATCGCGGTCGGCTGATACAGACGCCTAGTATACAGTTCGAGCGTGTAGCGCAGCGCGTCGATGCTGTGCTTATGCTCGCTGGCCTCGCGCCCGTCGAACTTCTGTAGGTCGTCAATGAGGCCGCGGCACCGCGGGTTGATGCTGAAGTCGTTGCGGAGCATCGCCGCGGACAGCACCCGATAGCCCTCGAACACCGACCCGCGAGGCTTATACGCCGTATGGATGCGGAAGGGGAGGCTCCCGGTGGGCAGCTTGAGCGCGCGCTCGAGTGAGGACATGAGCATCGCGTTCGACTTGAGCGAGCCGTTCCTCTTGCCGTACACCTTGCGGTCGCCTACCCACCGATCCACGTTCTCCCAGCGCAGCCCGCATCGCTTGAGCATCGCGAGGAGCGCCGCGGCGTCCTGGTCGGGCGTGGTCATGCCATCCGAAACGATCTGGTCGAGCACCCAGATCTTCGGGTGTCCCTCTCCGCCGTCGCGGACCAGCGCCGTCAGGACGGCGACCTGTGCGCCGGCCTCGGTGCCGTGATCGATGCCCACGCCGATAAGCGCCTCGCCGGCCGGTACGTCGGCGCGGACGTGCGTCGTCGGGTCGAACATGCGAAAAATCCTCCCCTCCGTCCAGCCCGCATCCCACTCTCCGTGTATGCGTTGAGCGCGCTCTTGCGGGAGTACCTGCCCCTCGAGCTTCTCGATGTCCTCGCGCGTAAGCAGTGGACGCCCACCGATGGGCGTGGTGTTCTCGACCGTGAGCGGAAAGTGCAGGTCCTGCACGACCTGCTCCTCGACCAGCTTCTTCAGCCACCCGAGGGGGAGCCCGATGGGCGTAAGCGTGATCGCGATGCGCCCTCGCTGGCGCAGCACGCGTGCCGCCAGCTCCGACCAGATCTCTTCCGGCGGGGGCTCGTCTATCAGCACGTAGTCAATGGTCGAGCCAGCCAGCGCGAGGGCGCCCTGATTGACCGTGCGGATGCGGAGCACACTGCCGTTCTTGAACCGCACGATGGGCGTGCGACCGCGGAAGCCCTTACCCGGCGTGTATTCGCAGTCTGGCTCGATGGCGTCCTTCGGGAGCAGCTGCCAGAGCTTCGCTTGAATCGAGAGGCTCTGCTCCCACGACACGACCACGACCCACGCCTCAATAGGCGCGGCCTTGACCAGCGTGTACGGGTGCGACCCGAGGCACCGATAGATGCAGTCGGCGAGGCCCGCCCACGTCTTGCCCAACTGGTTCCCGGCGCGGAGCAGCCGGATCGGATGGTTGCTCGAGAGGAAGGCGAGCTGCGGGGGCGTCGGCCGGAAGTAGGCCAGCGGGTCCGCGTGTGCCCGGCGTGCAAGCGTGTTCGTCGCCGTGGCGAGGGAGGCGAGGTTCATCGCTTCACCTTGTGCGCGAACGCGAGTATGCGCTCTGCCGCGGCGTAGAGCGCCGGCTCGTCTAGCCGCTCGCTCTCGACCTTAAGCCACTCGGCGATCTGCTCGCGCTCCATGATCCGGAACGTGCCGCGCATGTTGAACAGGTCGCGCTCCTTCTCTCTCCAGCCTGGACAGGCCGAACACTCCGGGGGGGCGCTTGTCAAGCAGTCTCAACCAGTCGCACGGGCGGAGCACCACGTCGGATCGCGATCGCGTCCTCGAGGCGCTCGAGGTGTTGAGCCGGTAGCGAGGCGATGGCCTGCACCATGATCGAGAGGAGCTGCTCATCGCTCATAGTGTCGTCAGGGGCCGAGGCCTTGGCAAGCGCGAGGTCGAGCTCGTCACGCGTCTGGAGCGCGAGACGCTTTGCGCTGACCGCGGCCTGCCAGCTGCGCGCCTCCTCGGCCTGCGTGACCATGCTCTCCGCATGGCGCAGGGCTTCGCGCAGGTACTCGACCCGCTCCTGCGTGTCGGGCAGCTTGCCGTAGTTGGTCGCCCGGTCGCGTGGCTTGCGGCGTTCGATCGCCATTTGGGCTCCGTTTCTTGGCTTCAAGGTACCGGTCGAGCGAAAGAAAGTCGAGAACCATACGGG